ATTTGTTTTTACTAATGACGGGTGATTAGTTAATCTAATTAATTGTTCGATCTCAGAATATTCATTGTAGATTGCTCTTTGTAAATCACTTATATCTACAAGATCAGACTGACCAATGCCCCTTTTATGCGACTTAGCATTGTATAAAATAACTGCTGGTATTTTGCCAATCTGATTATCGGCAGTATCTATTAATGTTGGCTCAGTTTTTTGATCTTCAACATATAAAGTATCAACTCTATCTTGATACCAAACTCTAATATATGTTCCGCCATTTTTATCGACTTCTTCTCTTATCTTTAAGTAGTCTAATACATATTTACCATTTGCTTGTCTTTTAAAGTTCCAATCTAAAACATTCTCAGGTGTTACGATTGATAGGTAAGGTCTTATGTCTTGTTCTAGTTCTTCTGCTCTTGTTTCTGTTTGTATTTTAGGTTTATCTAAAATCATAAAACAATGTCCGTAAATTGAAGCATAGTTTTGTGCTGATTTCATTACTGTATTAAAATTGTTTCCCTCTAGGTCAGAGTCTTTTAAGAATCGTTCTAAAGTAGGTTCTTCTGCCATATTACCAAAATCTCTACTTGCTTTAGTTCTAAATAAAAAAGATGAATATATTTGTACAATATTTTTACAATGATTATCACAAGGTGTGTTAGCTAGTCTTTGATTAAATTCATTATCTAATTCTAAATTATATCTGTTTAAGTATTGGCCAATCATATAATCATAACCACCATTGAATGATCTAATATAATATTCCCAATTACTTACGTTGCTTGAATAATCTTTGTGTGTATCTAAAATATCTTGTCTGCTATATGCCATATCTTCTATTTAATTTTATTCCCCATCTTTGAGGTTTGAAAGTTGCGTTTGTTCTTGTTAATGGTTTCACGATTTCTGTTAAATATCCTATGCTGTCGTTCATATGGTCAAATCCTTGTTCTTTATCAGGAATATTTGTGTTTTCCTTGTATATCTGTCTTTGTAAACCTTTTGTAATGATTTTGCAACTAGGATCTACATAGATATATCTTTTACCATCTGCTGACTTCAAACTAGAGTTGACTGCGTTAATACGATCTCTTACAGGACTATGTTTAAGTTTACATTTTACACTAAAACCAGCGTTTTGTAATATAGATAAATCAGTACGACCACCCGCAGAAGTTTTACGTTGTCTACAAGCTGGGTCAGGATAAACTATTATTTTTACTTTCGATCCATATCTATCTTTTATTTCATCAACCATTTCATCTGTATTAGAAGAATAAATAACTATTTCATCAACAAAGTGTATTATGTTTTTATCTATCTGTGCCACACTAGCTGACATCGGATCCACGTTAAAATCTAAACCAATATGTAAAGGTTTTGAAAAATCTATTTTCTTTTCTTTAACATTTTCTACTGCGTGAAAGTTATAGTAAACACTACCAGCATAATTTTCAAATGTTCCCTCGAACTCTTGTCTGAAAGTTCTTATATCAATATCTTGTTTAGCTTGTTCAATTTCTTCTTTAGAAACCATACCGCCTTGTAAAGTAGTGTATTGAAAACTATCCCACTCTTTTTCTTGCTTTCCTTTAAGATACATTCTGTATGACCAATTACCATATCCCTTTGGCGACCCACACATTAAAACATCGCCCTCAGTATCAGCAATAGAAGCCCTTAGTACTTCCGTCCACGCTTTTTCTTCAATGTCTGCAAACTCATCAAGAATTAAAAAGTCTATTCCTACACCTCGTAAGCTATCATAATTTTCACAACCTTTTAATGATATTATACTTCCTGTCTTTTTTATTCTAATACTTAAATTACTTTCATTAATTACATCAACCCATTTAAAGTCTGAAAGCATTTGTTTTAACTTACTCCATACTATTTCTCTAGCCATCTTAAATGTTGGTGCTACATACCAAATGTTTTGTTTAACTTTAGTTGCGTATTTCATCATTTCAGCTATACACAAATAAGTCTTTCCAAACCTACGGCCTGATACTAAAACTCTAAATCTTCTTTTACTATTACTAACTGCGTGTTGAGGTTTTGTTAGTGTAATTTTCATAACAACCAAAATTTATTACTATTTTGTCTTCTTCTACCCCTGTTCTTCCTATATCTTGTAACATTTCTCTACTGACTTCATACCCGTTGATAGCACAATCATAATGATTATTGAAACTATTAATTTCTATTGGGTTTGAACAAGCTAATGCAACCGCAGAACAAATTTTCATTACTAGTGCATAAACCATTCATTTCCTTTTGTAATACTTACGTGTTACCCTTTTGTTCCATATCCATACAGATAGTTTTGAAAATGTAACCTCTAGTGTTTTCAAAATCCGATCTATCATTTATCCTACCCATAATTCCTTTAGTTTAAGATTATTTTCTTAATTGATTTAGAACCATCAATATTTGTTTCAAGTTCTACTTTAGATTTAAGACATTTATAATCTATATTATCTTTAACTTGTCTTGTGGCTTCTCGTTTATGCTTCAAACAAACAGACATAGACTCTTGTATTCTATGCTCTTTAATCTCACCATTAACAAACATTAATAATGCTACAACTGTTTCGATCATAATACTTTCCCTTTATTTTTACCCTCTTTAATTTTGTATCTTTGTGTTCCATTAGCACCTATCTCTACTTCTTCTTTTAAGAATTTAGTAAAGTTTAGTTGCTTAACCTTTTTAGAATACCACCTTAAATATTCTATTAATTTTCTATTTAATCTACTCATTAATGCCCGTTACCATTCTTTCTAACTTTATCTTTAAGCTTTTCTACATCAGCTAGTGTTTTTTCTAACTGTGTTTTAAGAAATTCTATATTAACTTTGTTAGTCATATTCTGTTCTTGGTTTTTAATTAACTTCTCTACATCTTCAAATAAAGACTCAATTAACATAAATTGTTCTTGGTCTGTTGGTTTCTGCTCTGACTTTTTAAGTAAATCAGCTTGAAATAATTCTCTTGATGTTTCTAAACTTGTAAGTCTAGCTGTAACTTCTGTATACGCAAAGACACCCATAGCAACTGCTATAACTATTCCAACCATATTTTTAATTGGCATTGCTACTGATGTATTGTCTGATATTTTCATCGCCAACTCCTAATTGCCCAATAAGCTGGGCTTAAATTTTTCTGTCCTCTTACTTTGGCCAAAATGGGTTTAAACCTTGCCATAAAACTACGCTTCCTAGCTGGGATATTTTTCTTTATCCTCATTTCTTTAGAACCAAAGTTTACCTTTTGTACTCGGCCTGTTCTTCTGTTTTTAACAAATACTTTAAACTTCTTAACGTCACCACGTTGAATCTTATTTAGCTTAACTGTTCTACCTTTGTATTTTGCCATAAAAGCATAATAGCAGAAAATATTTTAATTTAAATAATTATTGTGGTGGTTCATCAGCACAGATATATCCAATAACGTGTTTACCTTTATATTCGTGATAAACGTGATTAGAGAACAGTTTTCTTTTCTTTTGTTCGTGAACTTTTACGTTGTGATGAAACCAGCTATCACAAGACTGATTTATTTCAAAAGACTTGCCTGTTTCGACATCGCCAAAAGATGTTAAATATAACAGCGTAATAATAATAGGCTTCATCTCTTAAAAAATCTCATACGCCACTTGTCACAAACATAATTATCTTTAACGTATGGAGCATTAAATACACCGCAGTAGCTTCGCTTGTTGCTGTACATACCGCAGTTCCCACAGGCTGATTTAGTTGTAGACTTCTTAAAAGACTCAGGTAATGTGTAATGAATTATTTCACCATTTTCATAAAATTTACTATTCATAATAACTTTCGCTTATTCTTTCTACTCCATATTTATTAATTAATTTTAAAGCTAATTCTATTTTTCCTTTATCTCTACATTTTTTAATTAAACATAACAATCTGAAAGTTTGTGCTGTTGTTTTATTCATCGTTTGCTTTTGAGATTACTTTTATTAATTGATTGCCAACTGTCGATATTGGGTCAAATGTAATATCTTTATTACACCCCGTCAAAACCAATATAATGATTATACTACTTACCTTGCCCACGGTATTTCTTCCAGCTTGCTTTTTTATTTTTATTCATTGTAGCGAAACTAGGCCTACGACCTATACTTGTACCTTTAAAAGTTTTTTCATAAACAACTGCTTGTCCGTATATGTTACCCTTTTTTTTGGCCATCTGCTTCTATGATCAACGGCAAAGGCTCATTGAAATTTGTTTGTTCTATTTTCTCTTTTTGGTCTAAGTGTTGTTTACCCAACCATATCTGCATTACAACATTCCCGTTTAATGCTTTCTCGAACTGCGCTCTACGTAAACTTATTTTGCCCATCTGACGACCCTTTTTTATAAGGTGGACATAATTACGTTGTAAAGTCTTTGTTGAAACTCCTGAGAACTCTGCAATTTCTTCAAAAGTACAATGTAATTGCGCTAATTTAGTGATAGCTTGTGGGTCTACTTTTTTTAAAGGTCTGGCCATTATGTCCTTTTTACTTTACCTTAGATTTAGCAAAAATGATAGAGTCAATAAATCCACCCCAATAACCCTCAACCCCTTGATGTTTCTGATTATGGAAACTATTTTGTACATCTACGTCAAAATATTTAGACAATTTATCTACACATTGAAAGAAATCTGTCATTTTCCTGTTCTTTGTAAATGAATATTCAAATACAAGTTTCTTTATATTACTAAAATCGTGTTCATTTTTCAATATTTCTATTTCAGACCCCTCTATATCTAGCTTGATACAGTTTATGTCAGGAAATTTCTTTAGAACATCATCTATGGCCATACAAGGAATATCTATTGTTGGTAGTTTCTTTTTATAATGTGACATTAAAGAGTGACGCCAAGTATTCGGTGCTAATGTGAACTTTCCTGTTCCCCCTGTTTGATTTATGGCGAAATTATGTGTTTCTATTATTGTTTTATATTTGCTCTTGATTAATTCAGCGTTAGAGTTTAAAATTCCAAAATTCTCAGGCTCAGGCTCAAAGCAATAGACCTTTTTAGCTTCGTTTTGTGAAGCGTATAAACCAAATACTCCGATATGTGATCCCCCGTCTAGCCATACATCATCAGGTTCAATCTTAAAATCTATCTTCTTTTTCTTATATGCTTGTTTATATATGATCTCTTTTATTACGTTCTCGTCAGTTGTATTTTTTCTATAATTAAAATTATCTAGCATTCTTTATCCTTTCAAGTTCTTGTTGTGCTGTTCCACAATCAATCATTTTCTTTCTGTAATAACAAATAATACTTATTCTCTCATAAGGTTTTTTTGATATTGTTTGTGTATTTCCGTGAAGTTCGTGTACATCAAAAAATGCTATATCGCAATTTCTAACATCTACTGCTACTCCGTATTTAGGTATTACTGTGTAAGCACCCTCATATTCGCCTGTTTGTAATACGGCTAAGTTTCCGAAACCCTCTTTTAAGTCACCAGCGTCTACGTGACAAGCTGTTCTGAAATTCTTGTTTACTGTTATAGTTGTAAATACTGTTCCGTGTAT